TTCAATATCAGCCGTCCTTGGCGGCTGATCGAACTTAACAAGGTGAGCTAAATGGAGTCACGCAGGCTTGCCGAAAAGTCACGATTCAACGCGGTCGAGCGAACCAATGTATGCCTGTTGCTTTGGGTTCAGGCCGCGACCTCTGACCTGTTCGCTCCAATCCACATTGCTGCGCTTTACGTTGCCACTGAGTGTGAATTCGCCCATTGACTATACCCACGAAATCGTGATGGCCCCGGCTGCCAATGAGGCGTTCTGTGCGATGGAGATGCCGTTGTTGCAGGGCATCTGAAATTCGACAACTAGGCCTGCCACGGACGACCCCGGAATGACAGCGACAATCGTTCCGCTGCCTGCGGTGGCGTTGTCGTAGATCGTGATCGCCTGTGATGCGGTGGTAGCTGTGGTGACCAGAATCTTGCATAGGCGACCGGGAGCGGCCTTGATGACCACAACACCTGCCGCGATTGCTGTGGCTGCAACTGTAGTAGTCCACTTGCCTCCATTACTTGCGAGGGCTTCTCCTTCAAGGGCTGGCTGATATGTAACGATGCTCATGGCTACCTCTAACTAATGGGTCGGGAAGTTTATTTGTTGGCAAAGAAAAGAGGCTCCCCGAAGGAAGCCTCTTTTTGTCGTGGTGGCCGCATTAGCTGACGGCGGATGCCGCCTGAATGACGCGCAGACGCTGCACGGGGTCAGGAGACGCACCAGCAGCAAAGTGGATGAGGTATGCGGCCCACGCAGGAACCTGACCGAGGGGGTCAGCCTGAGTGGGAGCGACATCCTTGTGAACCTTACACAAGATGCCTTCCCAATTACCGTCTCCATAGGCGGTGTCGTTGGGACCGGCAAGGCGCACGCGGAACACCCCATCCTGACCGAAGATGTAAGCGCTCAGAGCAGTCAGACCAGAGACAGACTGGAAGTTGGAAGTCTGCGTGACAAGATTGGACTGATAGAACTCAACACCGGAGGTCGGAATCTCAACCACGCGGTCGAGCTGAGTCGAGACCAACTCCTCCATCCAATCGAGTCCTTCGCTGGTATGCTTCAGGATGTCGATTGGGGCGTTGTTGCTGTTGTCAGCCGCCACGTCGCCAAGGGCGAAGGGATGGATGACACCACGGAACAACTGCTTGGCCCGATTGAAAGGCTTGATGGAGCGGCCAGCCATGGACTGCACTTCGTTACGGATAGCCGACAGCGAGAGGGCAGTAAAACTGGTGGTGGAAGACGCAGCCAACTTGACCAGTACGCTGGAGTCGGTGGAGTAAGCACCGTCAGCGATGGTCTTCACGAGATCGGAGAGCGATTCACCGGCCTGATATCCAAGCTCACGAGCCACGTTCTCAACCGTGTTATCAATCGCTGTCAAGACGGCGATGGACGAGAAGTTGAGATAGTCACCGTACTCACCGACAGTGAAAGAAGTATCGATGACTTCGATGGTCTCTGAGGAGCCGGGATCACCTTCCGACGTCTGGTTGGTGTCAGCGGACAGAGGTTGGTACTGGAAAATCTTGTAGGTGTTGCCGGAGTTGAGCGGAAGCTCCAAGGCCTCTGCGCACGCCACGAACGGCGTCTCCGAGTGGAGGCCGTCACGGAAATTGCTGTCATAGTGTATGGCCTGGGCCTGTGGCAGGTTTCCAAGCTGATTTCCTGCGGGAAATGGGTTCGCCATGTCAATCCTCGATTAGCTAGGACTTTGCAGCAAATCCCTCCGGGTGTTCCTTTAGGAACTTGCGGCGTTCATCGTTGCTCATCCTGCGAAATTGATCAGCAGTAACTCCGTCCTGCTTCGGTGCGCCACGAGTAGTTCCCGTCTTCCGGGAGACTGTGGTTGGCACCACGGGAGGTGTTGCTGTCTGACGCTGTGTTCCGCTACCGACCGGGGCAGTAATGCGACTGTCAGCAGTAGCCGGACTCGGCGTTGAGTCCGTCCTCGGAACCGAGGGAGGAGCAGTCTCCAATGCGGGAGCCAGATCCTCATATGCTTTTTCCAAGTTCTCAATAGTGAACTCTATATTTCGATTTTTTACCCAACTAGCGATTGCGAGAACATTTTCCCTGCTGGGATAGAACTCAGGATGCTGATCTCGCCATGCTTCTGCCTGTTGCGCAGCGTAGATGGAAGCGGCCTTGGATGAGTTAGAACCCACGGTCTGAGAAAACTCCTGAGGCTTCGCTCCGAACTTCGCTTCCAAAGCTAGATCGAGCGCAGAATCCACCTTTTCAGGATCGTTCAAATCCCTTGCAAGGCGCATCCGTTCTTCGGCAGTTAGCGACCGGGGTTGAAATGTTACTTCCGGTGCGGCTGCCTTGACTCCCTCAGGGGCCTTGCCCTCCAGCTTCTCTTTGCGAAGGAGTTCACGGTTCTTGCGGTACAGATGCGTATAGGATTCTTTCAGGGCATCCACAACACCATCTTGCGTGTCGGCCTCTACTACTTGCGTGCCGCCGATGGGAGTTCCATCTTCCAATGTTGGCTGGAATTCATAACGATAAACCTGCTTGCCGTCTTTCTCGATTTGACTGATTGACATGATCTACCTTTCCGCCCAATGCGGGGCGGGTTAATTGTTATCGGAAGAGAGCCTTTGTTGCATCGGGAAGCACCACAGGATTGTCGTTCTCCTTATATCTGCGACGATTGATGGTATCTTCCATTTCGGCAACAATCGCACCCAGCGATGCTTCAACACCGACTGCCAGCTTGTGATTAGCTGACACTCGCTTTTCATCAGCCGGGTCGGTAAGGCGCAGAGTGTCCCAAAAGTCTGCGATTTGACCCTTGAATATCTTTTTCAACAACTGCCATGACCGCTCGTTGGTGACGATGCCTTCTAGATCGATCAATTCGTTTTCGGTGAGGTCTATCATCTAAATAGGTCTCCGAAGTCAAAACTCTTGATACGCAGAACCGCCAAAGCTACCTGCACCCTCATCTGCGTTCCCAGTGACAGCACTATCAAGACCGGCAGCCTTGAATGCATCGCGGGTTATCTGTTCCTTGATTCTGTTGTCCGTGGTCTGGTCGTTCAAGACTTGCTTCTGTTGAAACTTTTGGTTGTTTATGGCCATTTGCTGCTGCAACTTCGCGGCGGCTCCATTCTGTTGCGCACGTGCCTGTTGCTGTTGAGCAGTCATTGGCTTGAAAATGTCGTTCTCGATGCCCGGACCCCACTGCGACACTTCAAACAAGGTGCGAATCAGCGGCTTGAAATCGATGATTTCGCCGTTAAGGTCCGCTAGATTCTTAGCCATTTCCGGGTTGTCGAGAAGTTGGAAGATGAGCACAAGGGACTGAGCCATTGCAGCGCGAGCGGCCAACTTCGCACCGGCCAGCACGTCATATTCTGCCTCATAGTCGTGATAATCCTGCATATCAGCAGTGAAATCCTGGCCACGCTTCTTACCTAGAATGTCGGCAATCTGCCTATCACTGACATACACCTTGATCATCTCGTCAAGGATGTACAAGAACGGAATGAAGACCTGATCGATGATGTTGTCCAGCGGACCATCTAAGCGAGTCGCGGAAGCGCCAGCCAGGATTGAAGCACCACCAGCGGTGCGGCCCATAGATGTACGAGGACCTGCTGAGGAGCCTCCCACCAGCATCTGGTCTGCTCCAGTAGCCGACTCTGTTTCTGCCTTTGATGATGCCAGTGTCTGCCACAGGCTCTCTGGCACGTCGGGAGTTTCCATCAACTTGTAAGATTTCGTTACGTCGGCAACAGATAGCACGCGTCCTAACCCCGTCTGAATCGTCTGCGACGGCATGTTGGCATCACTGTTCCGTAAGTAGGGAGCATTGACTTTGAAAGTCAAGAGCTTCAATGCCGCACCGATGCTGCCAGCCTGTACTCTCTGGTCACCACCGGCAATGAGTCCCACTCCAATGCCCCAGAAGTTCTGCCGAACATTCCAGTAGTTCGCTGACAGGAAGGGAACCTTGCACCAAGGGTTATCCATCTTGCGGATAAGGTGCATGTCGTTTATCACCGTCTTTGTTTCGGTGCCATTCCAGTACTCGATAAGCCGCATCTTGGTCATCAGCGGATTCGAAGCCACAACCTGTGGACTCTGGGCGTGCATTACTACACCAGACATTTGGGTTGCCTGTGCAATCTGTCCCATGGGCGCGTTAATTGGCTGTCCCGCGCCAAACCAGCCCTTGATCTCTTCCTCGGTCACATTCTGCAAGCCATCATAGGAAGGGTCCTGCTTTAGCTCAATCACATCGTAGTAGTTGACGTAGCGTTCTTTTGCCACCTCAGCAGCTTCTGATATGTCAGGAACTTCGAGCTTGGGGTCAACATAAATCTTGCCGATGTCACACGACTCAAGGAACGGCCAGTAGCGGGTAACTGTGCTGCTCTCGATTGTTGGGCAGTCGTCGCTGAATAGCGGAGTGTCGCTGTTCGCAACTTCGACCTTCTTGTACTTGCGCTTCTTGATGACTTCCTGTTCGCAGCGAACGCCATACTGCCAAATGCCGGTACCCAACAGAACCTGTTGCTCCATGCCGAGTTTTATTTCGCGGCTGAACTTCATCTTGCGAAGAAAGGCTGACATGATGTCAGATTTCAGGTCGGCAATTTCCTTCGTAGCACCTTGATTGGGCTGCAAGATAAACGGGGGATCGTCATATAGCAAGCCCTTATAAAACTGGGGGACAATCGAGTTGACATCACGGGCAATGACATACCGGCGGACGTTGGGTTCAAGTATGTATGCGTTGTTGAAAGTTGTGTACGGCTGTGGCGACTGATAGAGATCGTCGCTTTCCTTCCAACCTGACTTCCAGAGGTTATTGGTGACAAACGCATCAGCGTCACGAACAAATTGCATCACCTGTGCGACGTCGTCATTGACTGCCAGCGGGGAGCCGTCAACATCGAAGTCAGATGCCTGTAGGCTACCTGCTCCCCGCTCATCCGGCATTGCCTGGGTTCTATTTATCATTTGTCGTCCTATAGAAGAGGGCGGTAGTCAATTACTTAAAAGCATCCATAGGTGAGTAGCGAACATACGACGGTATTTCTTCCCCTGAAAGTTGTTCCGAATAGTCAACAAGACCAGAGTCTCCTGTGTTCAAACCGTAAAAGTGGTTGTAAAGACCTCTGTTGCGCCGCCGCTGCTGTTCTTCAGTAAAATCAGCCTTGAGAGCCGCTACTGACGCCTCTGGCACATACTGGTAGTAGTTGATCGCCAGCGCCATCGCATCCACGATGTCATCGTTGGGAGCACCATTTTGGAACCCCTCTAACTCGTCATATACCTTGTCCAAGTAGGGGATTCCGTTGGACAGAATGATGCGGCCTTCTGAAAACATCTTGGCGACCGGAGCAGCCATGACGTATTTGCGATTCTTCGTATTTTTGACCTCAGCGAATTCAATCTGAACGTAGAAGTTCATCCGTTCCATTTCGCGTCTAATTTCCCGTGCGAGCCAACGAACTCCAATAGCGTCTTCAAAGACGACACGGGCGGGTTTCCACTTCGCTGTGTTCTCGGCGACAACACGGGATACGTCGAAGTCGCTGAATTGACCGCGCACCATGTCAACGAAGTAAAAGCGGCCTCCCAGGATGAGGGCCGTAAGGCCCACGGTGTAGTTGGCTTGGGAACTATCCGAATATGCTGTGTCCCATGATTGAACGAGGAGACCGTACCCAGAATTGACGGAAGGAATCTCCGAGAATACTCTGGTCGCTTTGGTCATGGCATCACGCGTGAAACGAACACTCTTGGACAGGTTCGGATTGTTCATCATTTGGGAATGGAACAAATCGCGGTTGTTGGCCCGTTCTTTAATCAACCATTTCCAAGTCAGACGGGATGGGAACCAGAGTTCCCAATCCTTTGGTTCGATAGGTCCGTCAATGTCTATGGACTCATTGCCCTTTTCCCACATCGCAGGGCGCAGCATGATTTTCGTTAAGCAGCCTCTACCGTCAACGTCACGGGAATCTGCTTTTCCTTTGTGCCAAAACAGAGTCTTGTTTTCATCCTCCGCACGGATCAGAAAGCCATAGGCATCCTGCGGGCTATACCACGTGCCGATGTACGTGCAGTAGCCGTAGGGGTTCATCATCTTGCGGTGATATGAGATTTGGTTGCGAACAGAGATGAGCCGGGTGGGTGTCTTGGAGTTTTCGTTTGTAATTGCATCGTCAAAAATAATCACATCAAAGTGCGGTCCAGACTGGGATGTTTCTACTCCGGCGAATTGTACGGTGTCTTCTTTGATGTTCGGCGCAGTGCGGCATGGAACAAGAAAGCTGGCGCGAGGGCCGGAACCATCAATGCAGAACTCAGGGAAGGCAAGTTGAAATAGTGAACGCTGTCCCTCGATGTTGCGAGGCTCTCCATCCTTCTGGCGTTCGAAGTGACCACGAATCTCTCCGATGAAATCTAAACCTAGTTGCTCTTTTCCTGTGACAATCAGGATGGTGATGTTCACCCAGCAGATGATTATCTGGACAACATCGACCATGTTTGCAGTGGACTTGTACCCATTACGAGGCAGAAACAGAGCACGGTCATGCGTGCTCAAATCAGCTTTAGCGAATTCTTCAAAGGAGAGAGATGGGTCCTTTTTTAGGAAGAAGTCCCAGACTTCGCCATGAACTTCTGGCTCAAACTTGGTATATCCAAGGCACTTGGCAAGAAAGGCGTGGTCCGACTGACACTTATCTCGGACCTTCTCCATCTGTGCAACAGTTACTCTCTCTTTTGGGTGTGATTTGTTCCACCGTTCCCACCAAAGGAGTGCTTCCTTGGGTACTGACATGTAGGGTAGTCCTTAGTGTCTCCAGCCGTGCATGGCGACTGCGAGTCTACCCATCGCGGCGACGTGGGGATTATCCGAATGGGCGGCCTTTTCTTTTTCGGCCAGTGGGATGGTCTCGTCAGGCGAGTAGCCGAGAGCGCGGTGTAGTCCACCGGCGTGGAGACTATGCATGGCGCGTGTGAAGTGACGCTTCTCTTCAGGGGTGTGTTCCATAGTTACATTGCTCCGCCCATACCGGGCTGACCTTGACCCATGGGCTGGGGGGCTTCGCCTTCGGCTTGCTCCTCACCCTCGTTGGGTTCGCCCATGTGTTGTTCGAGTTCCTGATGCACAGCGTTCAAGTCAGCTACTGAGTTCTCAGTTGGCGGTTCGCTGGGCTTTCCACTGTGG